ACGCGAAAGATAAACGGATTTGACAAGGCCAACCAAAAGACGCAAGAGCGGCTGAACCAGATGAACAAAACCAAATACCAGATCGTTCTTGATGCGCTGGATAGAGCATCAAGCATTGTCGGTAAAGTTTCATCAAAAGCACGCAGCATAGCTGGTAAGACATTCAGCTTTACGATGAAAGTAATCGACCTGGCCACAGCACCATTAAAGGCCTTATGGAACTTCGCAACCTCCATACAAGGCGCCATACTCGGCGCGACCGGTGCATTTGCCGGTATTTATAAACCGATGGACATAGCCGCCGATTTCGAGCAGACACAGATCGCATTTGAAACCATGCTAAAAAGCGCCGAGAAGGCAGAAAAATTCCTGAAGGAAGCGTCAGAGTTCGCCAATAAAACACCGTTCGAATTCCCGGAACTGATCAACAGTAGTAAGCTGCTGATGGCCTTCGGTTTTGAAGCAGACAATGTGCTTGATATGCTGAAGACCATAGGTGACACGGCCAGCGGCCTGGGAGCTGGTTCTGAAGGAATAGACCGTATAACGAGAGCACTCGGCCAGATGAGAGCGAAAGGACGAGCACAGGCAGAGGAACTCCTGCAGCTTCAGGAGCTTGGTGTACCAGTCAACCAAATACTGCAGGAAGAGCTCGGCCTAACCGGAGAACAGATCGCAAACATCGGTAAAGAGAGTATAGAAGCGGCAAAGGTTATAGATGCGTTATTACGAGGCATGGATAAACGTTTCGGAGGCATGATGGCCAACCAATCCAGGACCGCCAAGGGTATGATATCAACCCTTAAAGACACTCTTCAAAACTCACTTTTGAGGCCCTGGGGACAAGGCCTGTGGGAAGGTATAAAGCCAGGACTTGAAAAGCTCACCAACTGGATAGACGAGAACCAGGACATCATCACACAGTGGGGAGAAGCCTGGAAGAAAGCCGGAGCAAATATTTCCAAGTGGGTAATGGCCAGAGTGGACAACTTAAGAAACAGCATACAGCGCATGGTTAACTCCCAGGAATGGAAGGACGCGAAAAACTTCGGTGAAAAGCTGAAGATAGCCTGGGACAAGATCATAGCGCAGCCGTTCAACGAATGGTGGAATTCAACCGGCAAGGCCTGGCTTGCAGACAAAGCCAGCAAAATCGGTGAAGGAATAGGAACTGCGCTCTCTGCAGGACTGCTGGCCATACTCGGAATAGACGCAAAAGGCGCCGTAGAGGACGGAACCAGCATAGGAGCTTCATTCGCTGAAGGCTTCCAAAAAGGATTTGACGGCAAGAAGGTAGGTGAGGCACTCCTAAATGCCATAAAGGGCGTATTCAAAGACGCAGGAACGCTGCTCCCAGGAGGAGAGGAACCAACCAGTACATCCTGGCTGTCGGCCGGAGCAATAGCACTGGCGCTTCAAAAACTCGGAATTTTCAAGCTGATCGGCAAAGGCGGCAAGGGATTAATTAACCTCTTTGGCAAAGGCAGCAAGAGTGGAACACCTGATACAACAGGCATACCGTCGGCTTACTCAACAGACACCATGTATGTAACAGCCTCCATAGTTTACGTTTACGGAAAGACTATTCAGGGCCCAGGAGGAGGATCCCCGACAGGAGGTTCACCATTAGGAGGTTATCCTTCCCTACCAACAGTAACCAAGCCCCCAGCATTACCACCGGCCGGAGGAACACCGTTAGCACTTCCAGGAGCCGCAGGAGCTGCAGGTAAGGCATTAAACACTGTGCAGTTGGCCAACGGAACATATGTGGTCACAGGCGGAGCATTGGCAACCGGCCTGGCCAAGACCGGCGTAGCACTCGGCAGCGGAGCAACAACTGCCGGCGGAGCCATAGCAGCCGGAGCTTCAAGTGTTCTGGGCGGCGCGCTCGGTATTGCCGGACTTGGAGCCGGAGCGATAGACATATACCAGGGCACCAAGAAGACCGGGAAAGAAGCCAAGGACGAATACTGGAAGGGCGGTACCAAGATAGGCATGGTAGGCGCAGGAGCCGGCATAGGAGCTGCAATAGGCTCGGTGGTACCGGTAATAGGAACAGGCGTAGGAGCTCTTGTAGGAGCCGGAATCGGCGGCGTCGCCGCACTCTTCACCGGAGATAAAGCAGGAAAAGCCCTATCAGACGCAACAGACAAAGACGGAGCTTTATCAAAGTTCTGGGAAAACACCAAGCAGTGGGCAAGTAACACATGGGACTCCATCAAGACTGGAGCTTCAAACGCCGGATCCTGGGTGGCCGAGAAGTGGAACGCGGCCGGAGACTGGATCAGCAACAAATGGAGTAGCTTCAGCGACTGGTTCGACACTTCGGTATGGACCCCGGTAAAAGACGTCGGAATATCGGCCATTAACATAGCAGCCGGCGCATGGAGTGAAGTCAGAGACTGGGTAGGAGAGAAATGGATCGATTTCTCCGCATGGTTCGACGAAAGCGTATGGACTCCGGTAAAAGACGCGGCGCAAGCTGCAGGTGAATGGGTAAGCCAGAGATGGGATGAAGCCAGGACGTGGATCGGAGACAGATGGTCTGATTTTTCTTCCTGGTTTGACGAATCCATATGGACCCCAGTAAGCAATGCAGCGCAGGCAGCCGGCCAATGGGTAAGTGACCGCTGGAACGAGGCAAGGACATGGATAGGCGAACGCTGGTCCGACTTTTCAACATGGTTTGAAGAGAGCATATGGACCCCGGTCAAAACAGGAGCCCAGGCGGCAGGTCAGTGGGTAAGCGAAAGATGGAGCGAGGCCAAGGCCTGGGTAAGCGAGACATGGGGAACTGTAAGCACCTGGTTTGATGAAACGGTATGGCAGCCGGTAAAAAGCGCAGCACTGACAGCCGGAGCATGGCTGGGAGATCAGTTCACAGCGGCAAAGAACGCCATAAGCGAGGCCTGGTCCGGAGTATCCGACTGGTTCTCAAATAACGTATGGGAGCCCATCAAGAACGGAGCAACCAAAGCATGGGAATGGGTAGGCGAGAAGCTCGGCGGCATTGGCGAATGGATCGGAGACCTGGGCCAAAAAGGCTCAAAGGAAACCGGCCTGACAACCAGCAAGGGCAAAGGCAGTATCCTCGAACATGCATACGGCGGAATTATGACAAAACCGCACATGGGCATCGTGGCCGAGGACGGAGCCGAAAGCCTTATCCCGTTAAGCCCAAGCAAGAGACAAAGAGGCCTTGATTTATGGCAGCGGACCGGTGAACTTCTCGGAGTCAGGGCCTACGAAGACGGCGGAATAGTAGGCGAGGAACCGGAGGAAATCCCAGTGGCGTCCGCAACCGGAAAAGCCGGCCAAAACATAACCATCAAAGTGGAAGTCAAGGCAGAGCCTAAATTCACGATCGAAGGCAGCGGAGATAACACTGACGAAAACAAAGTGGTGGCCATATTGAAAGCCTATATCCGTGAAATGACCGACGACATAGGAGACGAGCTGGCAGAGAGACTGGCCCGCATTTTTGCAAATATGCCGGTGAAAGGAGGAGCTGAAGCGTAATGGATATATACCTCACTGAAATAGAAACAGGAGCAAGGCTGGCGCTTTCCATGCTCCCCGAAAAAACAAAGCAAGAAGGCGACGCTGCATTCCAGGTTTATGACATTATCAATGTCGGGGAGGTAAGGATCCCGAAGGGTACCAACCTTTTAACCTTCTCGTGGAGCGGTACCCTCCCCGGCAAAAGCCGAAGGAACGCCAGCTATGTAAAATCCCAATACTGGCAAAGCCCGGAGGAGATCCAGAACATATGGGAAAGATGGCGTAAAGAAGGCACCAAAATAAGGCTCATGGTCACAGAGACACCAATCAACCACGATGTATACCTGGACAGTTACACTGCAGAGGCCGCCGGAGGAAACGGCGACTACGAGTACACAATCACCTTTATTGAAGCAAAGCCTATAGAGGTTTACACGGTAAACGAGCTGAACATCAAGCCCAAAACGCAGACAAATAAGACGAGCACATCAACTCGGCCTCCGGCAGCAAAAGCTGCAGCCAAGACTTATACCGTTAAAAGTGGAGATAGTCTCTGGAAAATTGCACAAGTGACCCTTGGCAAGGGCGGAAGGTATATGGAGATTTACAACCTGAACAAAGACAAGCTGAAAAACCCAAACCTAATATACCCGGGACAAGTCCTAACGCTGCCGAGTTAGGAGGTGAAGAGCCACGATAGACATTAGCAGAATCAAATACAGAGTGATACTAATTACATCTTCAGGCAAACAGATCGATGTCACCCAGGCTGCCGAAAGTCTCGGATGGGAGGAAGGCGACGCAGAGCTGGCCATGAGAACCAGCATATCACTCCATAATATCACATACGAAGGCAAAAAACTCTCCAGCATTGCACAACCAGGATGCATAGTGGTCGTTATTGCAGACTGGGGAACAGGCAGCGACGAGGTCGCCAGAGGAACCATAGTGGAATGGGAACCTGGAGAAATCGGGAACACTGCTACCATCTTTGACATCATGGCTTATGATGAGCTCTTCAACCTTCAACAGAGCCAGGATAACCGGTATTATACGGCTGGCACAGGAACCAAATCGGCCATCATGGGAATATTCAACGACTGGGGAGTACCCGTCGAAAAATACGAGGGCCCGGATGTAGCACATGCAAAGATGCCTTTCAAGAACGAATATTTGAGCAATATTCTCCTGCAGCTTTTAGATGATGCAGCAAAGAAAGGCGGACCCAAATGCATTATCCGAGCCACAAAAGGCAAGGTAAGCGTGCTGCCGAAAGGAAGCAATAAAACCATATACCACTTTGATGAAGACACAAACGCGACGCTGGTCAGAGATAAGATCAGCACCGCGGATCTTGTCACCAGGGTAAAGGTGGTAGGCAAGGAAGACAGCGAAGGAAGGCAGCCGGTGGAGGCCGTACTTGACGGATTAACCCAATACGGTATCCGGCAAAGGATCTACAATAGGTCCGAAGACGATACACTGGCCACAGCGAAATCAGCGGCCCAGCAAATGCTGGACGAGCAAGGCAAACCGGCCAGGACAATAGTCCTCGAAGCTCCAGACGTGCCAATGATCCGCAAAGGAGACAAAATCCATGTCAAGGCAGGTACCCTCAACGGATACTACATCATCAAGGCCATAAGGCACGATGCCGGCAGCAGAACCATGACCATGGAGCTGGAAGACGAAGAGGACAAAACAACAACAGCTACCACCACACAGGCCACAACCACTGCAGCTTCAAGCTCCGGAGAGTTCAACAAGGGAGATACCGTAATCTTGAACGGACCGGTATACCGCGACAGCTACGGAAACGGCAAAGGAAAAACCTTCACCAACCGGAAATGCACCATCACCATTAAAGTGGACACTTCAAGGCCATGCCCGTACCATGTGGACGCCATCGGCTGGGTAAAGCCAAATACAATAACTAAAGCATAGGAGGTGGGAGCATGAAACCATCATCGGGAAGCTCAGGCATAAACAAGCTGGCCAGGGTAATGCAGCAGCGCATGAAGGAAGTAAATGCATCTCCCCTTCTGCTTGATTTTGGAGTAATCCAAGCGGATTACAGCTTGCTGACCAACACATACCCGATACCAATACCTAAAACGGATTACCTGGTATGCAGGGATGTAACCCATGACCCAGGCAAACCATTAACCCAAACCAAAACCGGACAAGGACAGCACCCACATGGCCCAAGCGGAAGCCACGACCAATACCAAGGCGACGGAACTCACAGCCACCCAAATACAGAGGGAGCTCATGTTCACGATGTAGTGGTTCCGGAAAGCATGCACTGGCTGAAGCCGGGAGACAGGGTCCTGGTGGCCTGGGTACAAAACGACGCCGTAGTCATTGATATCGTGCTACCGGCAACAAAGATAGGAGGATGATCATATGGCAGATAAAAACCTGTTTCCTGTCTTTGACGTTCCAGAGATCAACATAACAACTCCTCCGGAGGAGCAGAAATATAAGCCGAGCGTTTATTTTGATTTCCAGCTTGGAGACTTCAGGCGAGACGGAGCCAATAAACTGGTGGTGGCCGACGGGAAAGAAGCATACAAACAATGGTGCATTAAAACCGTGCTGACAGAACGCATGGAAAGGCTGGCATACAGCAGCGATATAGGAATCGAGCTTCATGACGCCTTAAAACAGGCGGACCGGCAGGCGGTAGAATCGGCCCTGGAGAGAACTATCACAGAGGCGCTCATGGTCAACCCAAGGACAGAATATGTCCGGGGATTTGAGTTTACATGGACCAGTGACAGCATATACTGCGAGTTCGTTGTAAAGGGCAAAGAATGGGAAGAACAAAAAATCGGTGTGAATTTTCAAACATAAGGAGGTGGAATAGATGTCGATACCAGAGTTTACACCGCCCAGTTTCCTGAATGATCAGGATGCTGAAACAATTCATAAGCGCATGATGGAAAATCTGCCACCGGACATAGACGATACGGAAAATGGCTTTCCTTGGGATTTTACCAAGCCTACAGCACTTGAAAAAGCAGAAATGCTGGAATTCCACCTCGTAGAAACGCTGAAGATCATGTTCCCGATGTGGGCATATGACGAATGGCTGGACTACCATGCCAAAGGGCGCGGTATAACAAGAAAACCTGCAAACGCAGCTTCAGGAGAGCTCCTTATAACAGGAGTACCAGGAACAACAATACCTGCAGGTTTCAGGTTCGCCGCACCGGCCACAGCTGACACGCCGGCAATTGAATATCAGACAACCGAAAAGTATACCATCGGCGAAGATGGGACCGTAAGAGTTCAAGTAACGGCTGTTGAACCAGGGACCAAAGGGAATGTGCCGGCAAATACGGTTACTTTGATGATGACGCCAATCAAAGGCATTACATCAATAACCAACGAAGCAAGCATTACAGGCGGAACCGAAGTAGAGAGCGACGATGAGCTGCGCAATAGGATATTAGAAATTGACGCAGCCAGCGAGGCCAGCTTTGTCGGCAGCGATGGTGATTATAAGCGATGGGCGGAGGA